TTGTCACACCCTCTCAAAAAGTTTTAAAATTTTTACCCGGGGGGTATTAAATCCGTGGAAAATATTTTTCAATAAAAATAAAAATAGAATTTATTTCTTCATCAGTAAATGAAAGCAACTGATACACTTGCGACCTATTATTATTTATTTTTTCTTTCACTTCTTTTTGCTTCAAACCTTGACACTTGTTATCAGACACAACAGACCGCAGCGAACGATATGCTTTATACATCACATTGCGCACTACACTTTGCTTATACATATCATATTGTTCATAGTCATCTGTGTTGTACTCAATTCCATCAATATCAAATAACAATCACATCACCATCTTTCTTGATTAATAATCTTCTTCTCTTGTTGATTAGGCAAACGCTCATGCTCTTCGTTATGACATTGATTACATAAACATTCGAGATTACTTAATGTTAACGCAAAAGCGGGAAACTCTTTTACATATTTAATATGATGTACACAGTCCGCTTGACGTTGCTTACCTTTCTTCTTGCATCGTTGGCATTCATAGTTATCACGCTTCAATGCCTCTTGCCTGAGAGACAACCACTCTTTGCATTTATAAAACTTCATCAACTGATTAGTATTGATTAAGTTATAATGTTTAGATGTCATATGCATATGTATTACCCCTATATAAAAAGCCCAACACTAATGTGCTGGACTTCATTGTTCTATGTATCCGTAGTTATAAAACCAGGCGGACTTCTACGGTAGCATTCGTCAATGCTTTGTCTTTCTTCTAATTAACCCTCAGACGGGCTCGCGGACGTCAGAAAGCGGAAATTATAAAGCCTTCCCATCAGAACATATCTGCTATTAAATAGAGAGAAGGTATTGTCGTTTAAATATACTCGGCAAGGATTTGCACCTTGCAACATCAAGCCGAAGCGTGATATAGGACTCATCCATAACGTCTACCTGTTCCGTCACGAGTATTGAGATTGAACAAGAAGGTGTCTCTTGTTGGGACTAGTGAGATTGGAATGGGATGCGTCTCCCATCAAGACCAACGATCAGATAATAAGCCTCTGTCCGGCAACATAGCAACCTCCTGCTATATCATCATCATGTGATTATATATGAGAAGTGAAGTGCAGACTTAATATATTATTTTATTTTGTAATCATCTTCACTTCTCTACTCTATAATATTAACATGGAAAAACATGTCAAACGGGTCATAAACGGGTCAACTTTTTTAATAACCTAATCGCGCGGCAATTTTATATATAATCTCTTTCCGTTTTCTTTTAGCCGTACTTTCACTGATATTCAACTTACAAGCAATCCACAACCAGGTAGGTCTACTCCTATCCCAGTATCTAAAATGAATCAGTTGCTTATCTTCATCAGACAAAGTGCTCAATACCGTATCAATTGCTCTGACAATATCAGACATTCTTTGTATTTCTTTATCGACTTGTAATAGCATAACACGTTGTTCTACTTCATTTGATATCTGACCAGATGAACCACCGCCTTGGTTTTCGTCTTTGAATTCTTGATGTATAGATCCCATGACAATGTTTGCACGTTTTTCTAGTATTTCTTTTTTTGTAGAATGATAGTAACGAAGTTCATCTTCAATCAATTTATAATGCGCTTGTCGTAATCGTTTTGACATTTAATCACTCTCCATCCACTCAATTAAATCATTCAAATAAAACTGCGCTTTCTTCAAATCTTCAATGCCGTTTTTGTATTCATAACGCGAAACGTATTTAAGTATATTTCCGGCTGCATAACTCGGATAATCTTTTACTTTCGCCTTAATGTAGTCAAGGGTTTCAATGCCTCCCGACGTGTAATGCGATGGGTTGTTTACGATGTCGTTATTATCTTGATGTATAAATTCGTATACGCTTTCCATAATTTGTTCGTTACATTTCGAAAAATACTCTACATCCTCTTTAATTTTGTCTTTCCTCGTTTTATATTTTTGAATTGGTATATTTAAATATACTTTTTCACAATATCCTTTTGACGCCACACCCAAATAAATATCATATTTATCTATTACAGTATCTCCCTTAAAAATATACCAGTGACCATCCTTTGTAGGTTTATTGCCTGTATAGCCCCACACACATCCTTCTTCCTCCAACTCCAACATCAATGCATCATAGTCTTCCTCTGTTTCAACGTGATATAGTGTCATAGTTTCCTCCTTGTTAAATGGAATTGTTTCTTCACGACTCATTTGTTCAATATAAATATCTTGATTAGAGTTCCACTTGCTTATAAATTTTCGAATATGGGTGAACAATTTTATCTCCTCCAAGAGTCCAATAACAGTTCAAGTTCTTCAAGACTATGTCTTTTAAATAATAGTTTTCCAATTGCATAACCATCAAATTTCAATTTTGAGAAACATTTTAAATTACCAAGGTCTGTAAATATATATTTCTCATTTCCTAAGTCAACAAAAAAATTCATCATAGTTTACACTCGGAACATACCTTTCATTACTTTGTATAAATTCTTCAAATTCATATTTAGTTTCTGCCTGATTTCCACATATAACAAGAAATCTTTTCATTTTAATCCCTCCACAATTCGCAATGCTTCCTCTACACTCCTAGCTACTCCACATATGGCAGGTGTTATTTCCATCGCTTGTTGAAAGTTTCTCTGCTCTTGCCTTAACTTCCCGATTTCGTTTTTCACTTCAATAAAGAACATTTTTCCATCCGTCCCACGAAAACCGAATAAATCTGGAAACCCCTTTGGTAAACCTGTGTCAAAAATACGTCCATTCGGCATTCTAATTTTCCCCACATTGGCTCTGAAAACATAATGTCCTTTTTTTGCTAAGGCTAAGCGGATAGAATTTTGTATATCCATTTCTGCTGTCATTAGATCACTCCTTTGTCAAAAATGATAAAAAGGTGGATAGTTGGTGGATAGTTGAAGCAAACCCTCCACCTTCGAAATCCATTGGTATCACTATCTTTATAACTATTTATTTCTTAAAAGGTGGATAGTTAGTAGTAAAATAGGAAAAGTATTACTAGGAGTAAAAAAGTAGAAGGTTTATGAAAAAACACCCAAACTATCCACCTTGCAAGATATTATATCTTCAAAACGATTGCGCCTCTAAGGCTAAAGGAGGGTGGATAGTTGAAACAAACCCTCCACCTTTTTTAAAAATTTAAGTTCAAATTATAATAATCGTCATTTAAAGTAATGCCCTCGTATACATTTGCGGTTTTAGTTTTTTTCTTAGTAAACTTCATTCCAATTTCTTTCCCAAATTTCGTACTACTCATTAAATATTGACCGTTTTCTTTCGCCCACTCATGATATGTTTCATACATTTTTTTGGCATTTACCTTTTCGCCTTCTCTCACATCACAACAATCTTCAATAAATGCAGTAATAACATCCATTTCCGATTTATATTCAGAGCTAGCATTTTCGACTGCTCCCGGCATTCCCAAACCTTCTCTTTGCCATTTAAGGAAACCTTCTACTGCCCAATTCAATATCCCTGTCAGCTCTCGACGAAGTTTATATTTTAGCTGTTTATCTACTTTTTCATCAGGTATCTTCACAGTGAAAGGTACTAAATGTAGTCTCCTCCAAATCCCATCGTCTCTCCCCCGAATTATCGGTTTGTGATTGGTTGCCATCCAGATTTTGAATTCTGGCGTGAACTCGAATTCGGCCTTATACAAGTGTCGTGCAGTGACCTTGTCGCCACCTGTGAGCTGTTTAACTAGTCCTTCGTCTAAACGCACACCCTCGTTTGGTTCAGTGGTTGTAACAAACCTTGCACCGTGAAGTCGAGCGATGTCGCTATTTGCATTGCTCGATTGTTGTTTCACCATGATTGTTTGCGGTTGTATATTAGTCGCATAAGAGCCAAAAATGTCATTGATAATGTCGAGAAAAACAGACTTCCCATTACGTCCATTTCCGAAAAGGATAAACATTACTTGCTCTGATGTAGATCCAGAAAGTGAATAACCGACTGCTTTTTGAATATAATTGATTAACTCTTTATCACCTGCAAAAATATCCTTTAAAAATTCTTGCCAAAGCGGCGCATCAATTTTATCTGTATATTCGATGTTGCTAATTTTTGTAAACATTTTTTGCCTGTCATGATTGATAAGTTCTCCATTTTGCAAATTGATATATCCGTTTTGTGTGTTCAAAAAATATTTGTAGCGATCGAATTCTTCGGGCAAAACTGGCATTAAATGTTGCGCTTCTTTCAACATGTTCGTTTTTCCTTTATTGCTTCTAGTTGCTTTTAAGTGCTTCATGAACGCTTTTTCTGCATCTGATTCATTATCCATGTAAGCAAACTCACTTTTCATATCTTTAATTACATCATCAACAAGTGTTTTTACAGCCCCTATATTATCGTATTTCCACACTTTTGAATCGTAGTAATAAAACCCTTTGTTAATGTATGAAAAACGGACAATATCATGAAATTTATCACGAAAACGTTCTGCATTACCAGTATCATCCAGCCCATATACTTTACGTGCTGTATTATTCTGATTTTTGATAGAAATAGAATATCCTTCTAAATCGCTTCCGGGCTGATAAATTTCAGAGGTATTAGTTATAGCTTTATTAATAACCATTTCACCGTAAAGTTGCGCTCCACGTTTTTGGTCCCATTTCGTCCGATACAGACCACTAGAGCGAAAAATTTCGTCCATTTTTTCTGCACTACATCCTGTCCAAAACGCTAGCATATTTGCAAAAGCTAAATCAGCCTCCGATTGTGACGGGTATAATCCATCCCACAATCCATCAAAGAGAGTTTTAAATTGTGCGCCTTGCTTGCTACGTTCAGCACGTTGGATAATGTCGTTAACAGGTAAATCAACTGTAGATTGTAAATTGTTTGTTTGTTTTACCTCATTTGTTCCGATGTATTTCGTATGCAAATATTGAATAGCAGCAGTTGCTTCATTGACTTGTCTATAGTTATCAATTACTTGTCCTGTCATAACAAAAAATCGACCGTCCGGGTACATTTCAATGTTTCCTTTTCGCCTGCCACCTTCCGGAAAATTACCTTTTGCAATAATATGAATTCCTGTGCCACTAACACTATATTCTGTGTAACTAGACAATGTTTGAATGAACTCACCAGCAATATTTTCAGTATTTCCATATAAATAATCTTGAATATCGTCTTTTATGTCGTCTATATCCACGCCAAAATACGGCGCCTTGAAGTAAAATCCTAACCCATCGAATTGATACTTTTCGAGTGAAGCAAGGGCAGTTTCAAAATCTGCCCAAGTTCGCTCGTCTACACTATTGCCATATGCTCCAGTATTTGCGTTCATTGGTATCTTTTTATTTTTGCCACGCTCTTCATCCCAAACCAGTTGAAAAGCGCACCATTGCTTTAATTTTTTTAATTCGTCTGGAATTTGTTCATACACGTTTGTGCGCTCCTTTCATTGTTTAGAACGGTAAATCGTTTTCACTTATTTCTACTTGTGTTGGTTCGTTTTCTTTCTTTTTAAACACATGTTGTAGAGGTCCAGTAATTTTGCTTTCAGCCCATGCCTTTACATTTAGATTTTTATAAACTTGTCCATTATATTCAGATTCTTCGTTTTTCACCGTAACTTGGCAGGTTTTAGTCAACAAGTCTTGTAGCAGTTCGTTTACTGTGTTATAGTCTTTTCCATTTGGGAGTTGGATAGCTTTCGCAATTGTATTTAATGCCGTTTGACTATATTCATTTGTTGCTTTTGCTTTCCACACTCTGTGAAAGATATGTGCATTTTGAAATTTTTGATTTACATCGTTGCGAATAATTAAATCAATATTAATGAACTCCGCACCATTTTTAGTTGCATCTTCATTTGCATTATATAAAACAACCTCATACGTACCATTTTCTACTCCATTTGTGAAAACATCATTATGATCTACTTTAAACATTTTTAAATTCCTTCTTTCGTTTTTTTATTTGATAAATCCTCGTGCTTTTCCTTGATGGAATGCCCATCCATTTTTATAATTGTGTTCTTTTGCATATTCATATAATTCTTTCATATTCTTACATTCGTCTGGACTGCTATAATTCACTTTAAAAACTGCTTCTGTTATTTCTTGTAGCTCCGCTGCCTCATCAATTTGTATTGGTTTTACTTCTACTTTGAATTCATGTCCACAATGTTCACATTTTTTTGCTGTCTGGCTAACTGTCATAAAACACTCTTTGCAAATTTTCACAGGTGCCTCAGCTTTCGTGGAGTTACTTCCTTTACGAGGTTCTAAGGACCATGTTCGTTCCATATCTGGCAGACCAAAACGTTTTACATTACCAACGTGGTCAATGATGGTTGCTGTTTTACCTTGTTTATAACGCATGCCGCGCATCGATTGTTGAATGTACAGCGATAATGATTGCGTAGGTCTTAGCATAATCACTGTAGAACAATCCGGAACATCGAAGCCTTCGCCTATAAGGTCCAGATTGCAAAGGACCTTTAATTCTCCTTCTCGAAACTGTTTTATAATGTCATCTCGAATGGGTTTAGGTGTTTTACCGTCAATATGTGCTGATGAAATGCCTGCTGCATTAAAACTCGCTGCCATTTTTTCGCTTTGATATATCGAACTAGCATAAAGAATTGCCTGCTCGCCATCTGCTAATTTCTGATAATGTTTAATCACATCCCCCCAAATCATTCTTTTATTGAATTGATCATCAAGACTAGTCATATCAAACTCGCCAGTTCGTTTAACGTTTAATGTTTCTGTTTGAACGGTTTCAGGAGCATAGTATTTATAATGTGCTAAAAACTGATTTTCTATTAACCACTTCACATTAACTTTTTCGATTAATGTGTCATTTATATCTCCTAAACCACCTCCATTAATCCTCACTGGCGTTGCAGTAAATCCAACAACCTTCGCTTTAGAAAAGTGATGAATTATTTTTTTATAGCTATTTGCTAACACATGATGACTTTCATCAATTATGATTAATGAAGGCTCCGAAGTTTTGTTTAGACGTCTAACTATCGTTTGAACCATCCCCAATTTGACGTAACTCATATCCACTTCATTCATAATGAGTGTGTTTCTTATTTGGTCAATCAACTCTTTTCGGTGAACTAGGAAAAGAACATAGTTTTTATTATGTGTTGTCATGCGAATTATTTCTGATAGTATGACCGATTTACCTGCACCTACCCACAGGGAGCAACGACGCACGGTCTGTTATATCCCTGTAAAAAAGCCCCCTTTACATCATTTATAATTTCCTGTTGGTATTCTCTAAGCTTTAGCATCAATATCACCGATTTTGAATAGGTCTTCTTGTAAGGCGAATTCTCTATTATCTAACTGGTTTTTTGCAAAATTACCATTATTCTCTGTTAGTAGAAAGCCTCGTTGTCCAGTTTCAGGATTTCGTATTAATCTCGCAACTACTGGAACAATTCCCATCACATGATTAACTACTTTTTCTCTAATATCCGGTAAAAACTGATTATAAAGTTGACCACTTTCTAATTGAATTTGTCGTGTATTTTCCCATGCGGTATAAACAATATTTGTGTTTGCTAAGTTATTAAATACGGAAATCATATCAATTAAATGTGTATCAAATATCCCATAATGTTGTAACTCCGGTTGCCCTGATTTAGTATTTCTTCCATTGAACATTAACCACAGTTTTTGATAATGACTCAAATTATCAATTACTACATTGTCGTATTCATCCGCGTGTGTTTTTGCATATCCATAAAAATCTGCCATGTCTTGCACGGGATTACGAGGATTCAATGTTGCAATTGTGATATCAGGCAACCCGCTTAAAACTTTTGACGTGCCATCGCAATCTAACATTAATGTTTTACCTTTTAAGTATTTAATTGTAGTTGTTTTACCTGCACCTGGTTTGGCATAAATCATAATATTAAAATACTCTGACCTCTTCATTTCTTCCGATTGAATAAATTCCAACAAAACCCCTCCTTATCTTATTTGCAATCTTTCTGTTTGAATAATTTTCGCACCTGGTACCTCAATACCTTTCTTCAAATCATCGCCTAATTTTGTTTTATCTAATTTTTTTGGTTGTTCAATCAGGTAATTCAGCAGTTTGCTTTCGTCTTCTACAATGAGGCTTGGCGGGTTCTTCCGGATATCTAATGTGAATAAGTTTGTTTTAATTTTTTGCTTATTGGCAGTTATCATTGCATCAAATAACGATTGTTTCAGTCGCTTCACATTATTATTAATAGTATTTTTCCGTTCAGCTAAACGCTTTGTTTCTTTTTCTAAGATTAGCGATTGACCTTCTAGCTCTTTAATAACAAATGCTACGTTTTCAGCTTTCGTTTCTAGTTCATCATCGATACTTTCAAGGGTATCTTTTAGTAATTCTGGATCAAGCTGTTCTGCTAGATTTAACAACTGTTGATATTTCCCTTGAATTGAGTATAATGTTGACATTTTAATCATCTCCTTTCAAAAATGCTGTTGCTGTTATTTTGCCTTTTGATGCAGAATACCACTTCACATTGTTTCTTTCGTCAAATTGTGGCTTATTTACATTAGATACAAACAACTTAGCTTTATCTATATCTGCATTATATATACTAAAACTTACTGCATCTGATTGGCCATATAGCTCATTTATTAATTTAACATCACTATTCACTTTCACTTTCTTGACTTGGGTTGCTGGTATGTTAAAGGATGAAAATCCGTCTTCATCTTCAACAGTTAGCAGACCACCATTATTCATCAGAACATGAAACTGCTCACCATCAACACACAATTCAGCTACACCACTTCGATCCTGTACCTCTATCTTATCGCCAGCAAAAATACTCATTTAATCGCCTCCAATTCATTTTTATAATCCCACATATCTTGTGATAATTTATCTAGTCCAACCGCGAAACGTTCGAGATCTTTAGGTGTTTTGATGATTGATTTACTTAGTTCTTTGCTTTTTCTGTGAAGTAAACTGTTAGCTTCGTTGATGATGATTTGTTTTGTCAATTTAGAACCTCCTTTACAGTTAACTTTGCATTTTTATATCTTTCACAGGTGCTTACTAAAGTGCAAATAGCTTCTGCTTGAGCAAGTGATACAGTCGTGTACATTTCATCATTTTCTTTTGTCCACGAGAATCTTAGTTGTCGTGTTTGCGTATTGTTATCTATTGCGAATAAATACCGTACTATCCCTAAATCATTTACATATTCAACAAACCATTTTTCTAGTATTTCTTCTACTCTAAATTTATACATGGCATTCTGTTCTTCTAAAAATCGGATTAATCGTTCTGCAAATAGTTTTTCCTCTAATACCGTTTCCTCCGACGGTCTCACTATTGCCCAAGATAACCTTGTTGATGTTATCCCTGTTAGTAGAATAGGACACCCACTCTCTACATCAATAATTCTATATTTCTTCACCTACTTTATTTCCTCCTCTAAATCAGTTAAGAATACGATTGGGGAAAATTCTTCTTCCTCGCATTGATTAACAGCTACTTCTGCAACATCTGACACTATGTCGACAATTAAGCCTATTGCGCCATCGTATCCTGGTAATCCTAGTATTTTATTACATATAACCTTTTGCCCAACTCTAAACCGCTCCGCGATTGGCTTTTGTTTTACGTTCATCGTCGTTAACAATACCTCTTTTTCCAATTCCCCATTTTCCCCTAAATGGTTTTCGTATATATACGCTACATCATCACTAGATATTAGTTTTAAAGCTGATAACATTGCTTCTTCAACTGTTTTATAAGTAGATTCTTCTCTTTCGCTGTGTAGTTGATATGTTATTGTTGCCATCCAGTCGCCTCCTCTACAACAATATGAAAATCTGTTTGAGTATTAATTTGATATGTCATTTCGTCTATTGACTTTGCATTTTTAATAATTTGTTTCGCTTTCACTTTATTTTTGTTCACACGATTTACCGAACAAATATTGCCTACACGCTTTAAAATAGCTGTTTTTAAATCTGAAAATGATACATCGTATTTTGTGAAATCAACAAATACCTGGTCAATAAGCCATTCATTTGCTGAAATAACAACATGGTAGTTTTTCACTCCATCTCACCTTTCGCGAAATACTTTCCATAAAACTTCTCAAACCAATCTAATTTACTCTGTAGTCTTGCCGCTTCTTCTTTTTTAGACTCAATTTCCAGTTTCATTTTTTCTACCACTGCGCTTTTTTCTAACTCAAACTCATGTGCTGAAGCTGGTAGAATTTCATAAGAATCACTTTCTGAATTAATGTTTAGAAATTTAATTTCAGACCCTGACCAATCTCGTTCAAAATAAGCAATTTGAATCGTAGGTAAATCTTTGAAGTTTAAAAATTCTACAATTACTCCGTCATGAATTTTTTGATTAGAATAGTTCTTGTCTAACACTTTGATGTTGTCTCCTACTTTAAATTCATCCACCCGCACCGCTGTTCTCATGTCTATTTCCATCTTAATTCCGTTGATTTCTACCATTCTTTTTTCTTCCATTCACTTTTCCTCCTTATTTTATTTTTCTCTGCTACTAAGCTCATCAAGAATCACTTGTATTCCGTAAGTATGTTCACGTATGACAAGATTCATTTCTTTTAAATTGTCAAATAGTTCCTCTGTAGACCGTCCTGCTACCATTTCCTTTGCTTCTGCTATTTCTTCCTTAAATTCTTCTTCAAATGCCATTATTCCGTCACCTCTTTATCATTTTCAAAATAATAAATATCATCTGTTACTGTAGAAATACCGTCTTCATACATTTCCATATTGACCCATCTGTTTCTCTTTATGTCGAAAATCAATTCGTTTTCTGTAGAATTTACAAACCACTCGTTAGTGACTACCTTCTCTCCACTTTTTGCGATAAAGAAAAGTGGATTTGTTGTACAGGCGAACGCTTTTTCTCCCATTTTGTACTTTCGCTTGTCGTTCGTATGGATAGATTTTAAATGGTTTAAATCTTTTATGCGCTTGATCATTCCGTCACCTCTTTTACCATGTAGGTCCCGTCATCATCTAATATCAGCCAATACTCTTCCATTGTCTCAGCTTCATCATGTAACTGGTCACTCAAATCTGTTTCTTTGTCATATAGATCGTATAAGAATGCTTCTACGTCTAACTTTATTAACGCAACATAGTAATCTTCATCAACTTCTCCGTCATAGAAACCTTGCTTAGCATTTTCCAACCATTTTTTAGCTGTTAGCAAGTCCGTTGTCCACTCTGTTACTTCGTTATATGTTACTACTCCATATAAAATCATTAAGTGATCATGTACATCAATTTCTACTATATCCCCTTCAAAAATCTTCTTGCCGTTTTTGTCCTTTAAACCTGTGTATTGACCGATGGTTTTTAAGTCAATTTCAATTTCCGAAATAAACCCATGATAATGGCTATCCATATCTAAATTTCTAGAAATAATTTTATTTTCAAATATCCCTCCATATGCCCAACTGCCTACAATTTGTTCAAGACTGTTTGGATGAATCGCTTTCCCTCTAAACTCAATCTCTCTCATTTCTCTGCCCACTCCTTTCGCACCTTGAAAAAGTCAATTGCAATATTTGTCGCAAATTCTAGGCCTTCAATCCACGCCTCTTTTTCTTTCGATATCCGACCAGGATGTACATTATCTTCGTTTTTCTTAATCTCTAACTTTCTAGCTGTTTCTAAAAGTCTTACTAGTTGTTTGCTTTCTTGTTCTCCTGCGCACACGACAGTTTCAGCATCAACCTCATAACACGTCTTGATTATCGGAATAGCGCTATATCCGTCGTTCTCAACGTTTATAATATATGCACAATCACAGTCATCTATGACAAAGTATCCGTGCGCCCATTTGCCGTTGTCTTTGCGCTTTCCTTTGAATTTAATCGCTCTCATGCCATTGCACCTCTATTGCAGTTTTTAAAAACAACACGGGCACGTCAATGACCTCATTACATAACGAATCCTTTTCAACCTCACATAAAAGTGAAGTTCCTATGAAAACAGGCAAGTGTTTGTCGTGTCTATTCAGTGCTTCGATTAATTCTGCTACTGTCATGCTTCACCCTCCACTTCCTCAACAGGAACAGCAAACTGCCAATATATGTCTCCTCCGGGCATGCCTTTAATTTCCGCTTCTGTTAATTTGGTTTTCCATTTCTTATTTTTATTGATAATTGATCCAGTAAAAGTTGTTTCATCAGATTGTATATTTAACAAAACATACATATTAATCACTTCTAATTCGGCTGCGTCATCGTTCCATGTTGAAAGCGGCAATCTTACATAATAAAGCGGTTCCTTCTCGACTTCGTAGCCGTCTAGCCAAGCGCGTGCGAATTTGTTGTATCTGTCTTCTCCCTCTTCTAGCCAGTCGATTACTTTATAGTTCATGCTCTGCCAGCTTTTGTCCATTGCGGTGTATAAATCGTCACCCTTTGCATCTCTCTGCTCAATCCAATCAGCAACAAATTGCGGGACTTTTAAAACTTGAGCTGGCGCAATCAAATCCCTTTCATCCAGCCAAGTCATGCCCATGTCTCCACTATATTTAATTTGGTAGGATATAGCATTTTTAGTTTCTTCTATTTCAGTTACAACACCTTGTTTCAATTTACCTGACCAAATAAACTCTACTTTATCGCCTTTTCTAAATTTCATGCTTGTTCCTCCTTAAAAAGATTTAATTGCATAGGTGGCTCAAAATTGCACCAAATAATTTCTTGCCTATCTGATTTCTTTTCTGATGTAATGCCTACTTTTGTCATTGTTTTAAGAGCTGGCCAGTCTGATAACTCTTGTTTATATAGTTCTGATTCATAGCCGCTTAACATTACTTTGCCCTCATGATTTTTAAGCACTTTGAGTAACTCTTTATGTTGTTCTAAACTAAAATCGTGCTGATAATGTGGACTTACTAGCGATGTCGGAATATATGGCGGGTCACAATATATCAGTGTATCTTTATCGTTATGCTGTTCAATCAGTTTAATTGCATCTACATTTTCGATTTGAGCGTCTTTCAGTCTTGCTGCAGCTATTCCAATTCGGTTATACATGTCATTCCATTCATATGCGTTGTAAGGACCATTCCAAGACACGTTTTTTCTAAATCCAACATTTGCATTGGTCTTACCACCAACAGCAAACCAGAGCCTCACAGCCATGCGTCTAGCGTCTTCTAATGAATCACTTGATATTTCATGCGAAAGCATATACTCTTCACGAGAATACAGCGTGTGCATAATTAAATACTGCAGTTTTTCTGGATTATCACGCATTGCTTTAAAAAGATTAACTAGTCGACTGTCTAAATCGTTTATCGTCTCTAAAGTAGCTTTTTGCTTGTTCATAAAGACTGCGCATGATCCGCAGAATGGTTCTAAATAACTTTTATGCTCCGGCATATTATCAATGATTAAATCTGCCAAACTCCATTTACTGCCCGGATAATTAAGTATTCGTTTCACTTTCTAGCCTCCTTCTGTTCCTCCGTAAGCCTTTGCTTAAGTCCTAACACATACTTTCGTTCTACCGTTTCACATAAATTCAAACTAGCTCTATACTTAATTTCGTTAAACGTCATGTTTGTAACTGGTTTTGCGTGATCATAAATCGTTAAAGTTTTGTCTTTGAACATAGCAGGATTTCGCAAAATAAATTTATACATTTTTGTAATGTGCTTATAGTGTCGAATTTCTGTCGGTTTCCCACCAAGCCTTGACACATGCCAATAATATTTCCCCAAGAAAAACATCCTTTCTAACTTCTTAATTTATAAATTCTTTATCTCTTCTAGCTTTTCAATCAGTTGTTCGTTCGTTAATTCAAGCAAAATATCTTTTATAGAGTTTTTTCCGTCATGAGACTTTACAAGTACGAGTGATACAAAATTAGAGTCAAGGTTTTCTATCACTCTCGCTTGATAGCCATTTTCAAAACTATAAGCAGTTAGCTTTATACCGTTGTCACCTAGTCTTATTCTTTCTGTGATGTATTCTTGATACTCATTTGCGATTGTTTTCATGTGTTTAACTCCTTGCTCAGCCATATTTGAGTTTCTTTGTTATCTTTCTTTGATGTCTCATTTATCAATCGCTCTAAAATCTCAATCTGAAAATCAATTTCTTTGCGTTTTTTCTTTTTGATATAACAACATTTCTTTTAATCTGCATAAATCGATTGTATTTTCTACATTCATCTATCAACGCTCCTCAGTGTCGAAATCCATCATCCCAGTAATCATCAACTATCATCGGATTTTCTACATTCATTCTCTATCACTCCTTGCAAGCAGCATTAATAGTAGTATTAATGCAACAATCATTATTAATTCAGCCATTTAATATCAATCCGCCGATTCCTGCAACGAATGCAATTAACACTGTCAAAGCTAAACAAATTAATGTATTTCTGTCTGATTTTTCAATATATTCATTTCCGTTTTCATCTACACTGACTAGTCCGAAAAATCGTAAAAGCTTCATTGCAAAACCTCATTTCAAAAATATTTTTATCCATTCAGCGATAATATATGTGACTGATAATAATGCACCTACTTGAAAACAAAACATAAATACTAGTAGCTTACTTTCATGTTCATTTAAAAATTTCTTCATTCTCATATCTCCATTTCTGTGATATAATTACCTTAAATATTATTTTGTAACTCACGGTTTTAGTAAGCACTAACTTACTATTCATCACTGTGGGTTTTTCTTTTACCATCGATTTACAATTGAATTCGCAAAACGATGCTTGTATTTTGGTCTCTTTTTGTGTTTCATTTGATAGTCTAAGTGTCGAGATTGAAGCTCTGTGAGTAAGTATTTGCCCGTTGATTTAGGACTAAATTCTGGATCGTATTTTCGTATTTCGGCAAGTAATACTTCGACTTCATCAATCATCTTCAAACCTCCTTATATACAAATTTTTTAATTAACCAATTGTTAGCTTTCACTGCATCAAATGCCCACGCTTCACGTTGATTCTTTGTAGCCCAATTGCTAAATTCAGCAAGTTCTGGAAAGTCTTTAATGTTATCCAGCCACCAACCGTAAGTTCTTGGACTAGCTTGTGCAAAATCTTCTAACGTCCATACTCCGTATAAAAAATTGATAGGTCTATGTTTATTTTTTACAGGACGAGCCATTTTTATTCTCCTTTCTCTAATTCAATATCTAATGCTAAAATCTCGATGATGTTTTTTCTCACTTTCAACGCTTCACGTCTGCCGTTGATAATATCTGATAAATACGGATTGCTAATATTCAATGTCTTTGCTAAATCCGATTGTTTCATATTAATTGCTTTTAGTTTCGCGTAAACCGCTACTGCAAAACGCTGATGTTCTACTGACATGTTTTTGCTCCTTTCTATCTAATTAGCTAATTATTTAGCAGATTGTTGACAATTATTAAAGATTATTGTAGAATGTACACATAGCTAAATAAGCCTTATTAAAAGCCATTAATCGTTGGGGAACGACTATCATATGGTAGTATTTGTTGACTTGTTTAGCTAAATAATTAGCTTATGGATATATTATATTAAAGAATTCTATAGAAGTCAATTGTTTTCTACAATTTTCTTTAATTATTTTCCATATGCACACCTAGGTGGTTGTTATGACAGCATTTGATAGAGTAAAAGAATTGTGTAAAAAACGTGGTATTGCTGTTTCTAAGTTAGAATCTGATGTTGGTTTTGGCAAAAATTCTATATATTCATGGAAACAAAATAACCCTTCATCTGATAAGCTCCAAAAAGTTGCTGACTACTTCAACGTGTCAACAGATTATTTGCTTGGTCGAACAGATAACCCTTATTTAGATGACATACCGCAAGAAGCTGCAGCAATTGCAGCTCATATTGATCCCGAAGCGACAGAGGAAGATATGAAAAAAATTCTTGAGTATATTGATTTCATTCAACAAAAATATAAATAGGAAATGAGTTGGAAGTATGTGGTTAGATAAATACAGAGAGCAATATCCTGAATTAACCATCATAGAAGACACAAAAATGGAAAATACTCACAAGGGGCTGTATTACAATAAACATATTTTTGTAAATCCAAATCAGAATGATGTCGAAATGCGTTGCACTTTGGCAGAGGAAGTTGGTCATCATCATTTGACTGTTGGTAATATTATTAAACAGGAAACAGTTAATGATAGAAAACAAGAAAGATTAGCAAGGAATTGGGGTTATGAATCACTGATACCTTTACGAAAAATTATCGATGCTTATTATGAAGGATTTACAGAATACTATGAAGTCGCTGAGTTTTTAGAGGTGACAGAAGATTTTTTAAAACATTCTATTGAATACTATAAGAATAAATATGGAAATACTGTGGAATGTAATGGTTATGTAATTATTTTTAGAAGCAGTATTCAAATTATTGCTTGTTAGATATTTACACTATTGTGTTTATATAAAAATATACTAAAGGGAGAATTGGGATGAAAAAATTATTATTGTTAGCAGGTTTATTAATTATTTTTAGTTTTGGTCTAACAGCATGTGGAAATTCAACTTATAACGAAAAAGAGGAAAGTAACAAGGAAAGTGAACAAACTAATGATTTGGTCAGTACAAAAAACTATAATATCAATGAGATTAATGAAAATGAAGAAACGCAAGGTAAACACTTAGAGGTTGTTGTAAAAGATAAAATCTCAAAAAAACAATCTGACGAAATAGTTAATAAAGTAATCGACAAATACAAAAGCAAAGTAGATGCACTTTATGTAAACATGCATTACACAGAGGGCGCCTACTCAGCTATATTAAATGCTCGTCACTCTTACAATAAAAATGGAGTCAAAATAACTGGTTTAAAAGTAGGTGAGACAGAAATTGAAATGAACAAAAATTTTAACAAAGATAGATAACAAAAAAACGCCCTTCCCCGCACAGGATAAGCGTCTTAAATACACGCGTAGGAGCGTGCAAATTTATTTTACCATAATTTGTTGCGCCCTTCAAAAGAACATATGTTCCAAAAATAAACAGGTGGTGGTATTAATGAAGATAAAAAAATTAGCAAACGGTAAATATTGTGTTCGCCTACGTATAAAAGTCGATGGTGAATGGAAAGAAAAGCGTTTGACAGATACAAGTGAAACAAACTTAATGTATAAAGCATCTAAATTATTAAAACAAGTTCAGCATGATAGTAGTTCTCTGAAAGAATGGAACTTCAAAGAATTTTATACGCTATTCATGAAAACATTTAAAGATGGGAAAAGTAGTCAATCTACTATTAATTTATACGATCTTGCTTATAATCAATTCGTTGATTATTTCGATGAAAAAATTAAACTTAATTCGATTGATGCGGTTCAATATCAACAATTTATTAATCATTTATCTGTAGACTATGCAATATCCACTGTAGACACCAGACACCGCAAAATTAGAGCGATTTTTAACAAGGCTGTTCATTTAGGTTACATGAAGAAAAACCCCACTATAGGGGCTCATATAAGCGGACAGGACGTAGCGAAAAATAAAGCACAATTTATGGAAACAGACAAAGTTCATTTACTATTAGAAGAACTTGCAAAATTTCATTCTATATCACGAGCAGTTATCTTTCTAGCTGTCCAGACAGGCATGAGGTTCGAAGAAATTATTGCACTAACAAAGAAGGATATTAATTTCACTAAACGTTCAATAACTGTGAATAAAGCTTGGGATTACAAGTACACTAATACATTCATTGATACCAAAACAAAAAAATCACGAGTGATCTATATTGATAACTCTACCGCTCAATATTTACATTCGTATTTAAATTGGCATACTGATTATATGAAGGAACATGCTATTAAGAATCCATTGATGTTATTATTCATCACTTACCACAATAAGCCAGTAGACAACGCGTCTTGTAATAAAGCTTTGAAGAAGATATGTAGTACAATCAATTCTGAACCAGTGACATTACACAAGCTACGACATACGCATACAGGCTTATGTGTAGAAGCGGGTATGGATATTATTTATGTAGCTGATAGGCTTGGTCATGATGACATTAATACAACATTAAAATACTATAGTCATCTAAGCTCTAATTTAAGACAACATAATCAGTCCAAAGTAGATGCTTTTTTCACACTAAAAACAGATGAAAATACCACAAATTTTACCACAAATGCCACAAAAACAACGGAATAAAACGGGTATTATACGATATAAAAAAAACTCCAAAACATTCATCCGCCCTTTAATATCAAGGCTTTTCAACGTTTTAGAGATTTCTTTACATTACTATTTAACGTCCTGAGAGGGATTAACACACACTGATATAAAGCCATTTAGGATATATATACCACAAATAATACCACAAACATTTTATGTAATAATAAATATTATTTATTATTACATTGAAATAAATATTCGTTATAAATAGTTTTTATATCAAGATGTTTTTTCTCAAGGTTTTTATAAAATGACTTTAATTCTTTTGTTTCAAGTAGTCCAGAGAAGATTTTTTCAACAGCGTTCTTCTTTCCCTCCACGTAACAAATATATTTAAAATCATTAAAGCTATATAATCTCATGTCATAACCTCACAGAAAACAATATCTTCTATATTAATGTCAATTATTCGTTCGTCAAATCTTTCAACCTGCACAATATGTTTTTCGTTATCAATGTGAACAGGAACTACATACTTGTATCGCACATGATGATTATTCTTTAAAAACAGTACTTCTATTGACCAGTTCCGCTTAAGTGCATCTGCTAATACTATTGAATGTTCTAAAATATCATCAAATAAGTTATACATTTACTTCACCTCTTGCTAATATTATAAGAACAAACGTTCTTAAAATCAAGTGTTAAAAAGTGTTGTGTTGCATAAAGTTATATGTAATAATATTCACATGAACGATTTTCGTTCATTATTTCATTCAACTATTAGCTGTTTGACATCCCGTTTTTGACATCTGAATATAACAGCAACCTCGAATTTTTTCGGGGTATTTTTTTGCATAAAAAAAAGCCCTAACGGCGAGGTTAGGGACTGACATATATAAAAAATAGAAGTTGACAACTTTAAGGCGACTACCTCAACAGGCAGCTTACAAGTTATGACTAGCCTTGACTAATCAATTATGCGACACTCAAAGAATTATTATCTAACTTCTTAATCAAGAATAACAAAAATCAAACAAGTTATCAAGCATTTCAAGCATTTTATTTATAGCAAATATCTAGATCACAAATATGTCGCGGAAAATAATGGTCACAACCAATATTACATAAACTCAAAAGTTCTCTATTTCTCTTATCAGTTTTATGTGCTGATACGTGGTTTCTACATACTCTAAAAACTGTGTTAGCGAATAAGTCTACAACTTGAATTAAATCTTTATTTTGTGAATCCTTATATGATGTTTCAACTGAAGAGAAAATTGGATGTTCCATTGTGAATTTAATAGTTAAATATTCTTGTAAGCTATTTAATGATTCAATTGCGGTATTTCTATCATCTATTTGCATTTTCAAATAGTTATTTGCTGGGTTAATTGGTATTTTAGAAATTTCATTTACCGTTAGATAAATGAAATAATTAAAAGACAAAGATGTATTAGTCAACAGATGATTGACTAGTTGGTGGTTATCGACTATCTTAAAATGAAATTTAGCATCTGATTTTGTTGAAAGCATATTAAATATTAATTTTTTCATTTCAAAAGGCATCTCTGAACCTTTTATCTCTTTTGTAATATCTAACTTACTAGATGGATACTTTTTAAGATATTTTAATTTTGCTTCTCTGAACTGTCTAATTACATTATAAGGTTGCTCCGTTTCTAAAAAAGCAATAACAAAATATCTGTTATTTAAATTTTTATTTCTAGTTATAGTTCCTGACTCATCTACAAAAAGTCTCATCCCAAATTCTCCTCTTTTTAACTTAAATTATATTATACTATTTAAGTATGAGGAAGTGGAACGTATGTACTTATAATTCGAAGTTATGAAAAATCCCCTTCAATATAAAACAAAAAACCCCCGCAAAACGCGAGGGCAATAGTTTTATTTTAAGAAGTAGTTAGCAGTGTAATACCAACCGTCCTTTTCGTACCACAATTCTAAATAACCTTTCTTGTTGTCGTACCATGATAATTTTGTGCCAGGACTGTACCATTTAATTTTCCCGGAGTTTAGTTTTGTGTTATTCCATACTGGAATGCGCAGGTCTTTCGCGCTTTTAATTCGAACTTTTATGCGACCTTTCGCATCCTTCTTACCGTTACTGATACAAAAACTTTTATAGATATAGCATAATTTATCATTGATATACGCTTTATACCAATATTTGTTGTGCTCATATACCAGTAATGAGCTACCCGCTTTATACATCTTAATGGGACTAGATTTAAAATCCATTTTGGATAGCATAGGTACGCTATCCACTACTGCTCCAGAATGGCGGTTTGGATTTTTTGCGGCTACTGTTTTACCAGTCAATCCCTCCGCGATAGCAATGCCCAGCTTATCATACATACCAGATTTATGAATTGCATTAGCATCTTCTTTTCTATCAACAAAACATACCTCTAATAGAACAGCTGTACCTTTCGTTGAATTCAGGAAACGTAAATCTTTCGTTGCTTTTGCCCCTCGGTTAGGTAAGCCCAGCGCTTTCGCCATTTTCGCACTAATTTCCACGGCTAACTTCCGCCCTTTCTCGTCACCTGCATAATACCAAACTTCTACACCTGTGCCTTTTCCAGCGTTCAAGTGTACGCTAATGTGAACGTCTGCGGGATTAGCATTGTGCCAATTGACGATTTTATTTAGGTTAGCGCTTTGGGTTGTACTTGTTCTGTCAATAAAAGTTTTAACATTATGCCCTTCTCTTTTGAGTTCATCGCTTGCGGCGTTTAAAACTTTTTCAGCTTCTTTAATTTCGCTTAAAATATCCTCTGCACCAACGCATTTATCTGAGTGACCTCGCGACATACTATAATTACTCATTACTATCATCCTTTCTATTTTGAACTAGCTCGCTATCATTAACGCCCTTTGTTGTAGGGTCATTAACTACACCTAATACACCAAGTAACAGGAATACTGAATTTACAAAATCTAATGCTTGTTTGTTAATCGTATCCGCAGGAATTGTCACTCCAAACCATCCCAGTACTTGCTGCACTAAAACAAGAATTAGCGGGATAACTGACACCCAAAAAACTTTTGACTTCATTCGTACTTTCCAGTTAATTTTCATTATTTTTTCTCACCTCCTTATTATTTCCAAAGCATAGGCGCTAAAGTAATAATCGTTGTGATTACTGCCCCTATCAATCCGATAATTGCTACTGTCACGCCTACATCACTCGTTTTTGCTTTTTCATCATTTTCCGATTTCGCTTTAATTTCGGTTAGTTCGATATCGTGGTCATGTAGATGAATAGTAGTATCACTTGCAAAGCGGTCCAAAGTTTCCGCTGTTCTTTCTGTATTTGTTGCAATTTGATCTAGTGAGATTGAAAGCGGTACAACAATATCTTTTAAATCATTCAAATCGTCACCTAATCCATCCACTTTATTCTCTATCTTTTCGATGTCTTTGGAGACTTCTGTTTTCAACTTACTTTCATGCTCTAATAATTCTAATCTTGTTACGTAACCTAATTGTTTTTCAGCTTCCACAGTTCGAAACCTCCCACTCCCGCGATGAATAAATTAAAACACGCACTCAAACCATAGCGAACTGGGAGCAACCACTGCGACTGACCTTCCGCGCTAGCAGATGCATAAAGAAATAATATAAATACACCTATGATTCCCCCAATTAGCATATTTATATATTTTGCTTTACTTGTTTGGAATATCGATATTAAAATCAAAACAGAACTTACTATGAAAAATAAGCCCCATGTATCCATGTTCATTAAACCATCCATCAGCTTATAAGTATCACTTCCTTCAGCAACCGCATCTCCTTTTAGTATTAAAAATGCGCCTGTTGCAAAACTAAACAGCGACACTTGCAATGAAAAAAGGATGCTAAAAACATCCTTATATGACTTTTCCAGCAATTGTTTTTTGAGATTTTCCCACCATTTTCTCATCCACTCCACTTCCTATTTTTTGACATAAAAATAAGTCTATTCGGCTTTTGCTTCTTTCATAGCGATTATTTCATCTGCTTGTGATCTCGTTATCTTTTTTAAAGTAGCGAATTTATTAACATCTGCTTCAGTATAGTAGCCGCCTAAAAAATAATCTTTTACTTTTTCATACCAGTTTATCATTATAAAACACCCGCTTCCGCTAAAGATAATAGTAAGTTTGCATTATCTTGTTCCGTCTTCTGTTCGACTTCTGCTACATATAGCATTAAGTCTGCATAATCTTGTGTTAATTTTTCAAGCTCGGTCAATTCTGGCGGTTCAGGAATGCTTGCTTCTTCACCAGGACTCCATTTTTGCTTTTTCGTATTAAAAACCGGATTAATTGCTGGTACTGGTGGTTCAATTAGTGTATAGCCATCCGGAATCTTCTCCCCTTTTTTTAAAATAATTAAGTCGTCACGCTCAAATACGCCGTTGTCATCATATTTAAAAACTTTTATTAACTCGCTCATGTTGTCACCTCTTTAGTTAAATAAATTATGCCATCAAGTCCGGTGTTCACGTCTACCGAACCAACTCCAACGATATTTATATCAGCGCTCACACTTAGATATATATTCGCTTGATTACTTGCTGCCGTACTCTGCTGTGCAGCGGAATAAAGTTTATTCCAGCTCGCATCAGGAGCCAAAAAAGTTGGTAACGTTGCGCATATGCCAGTTCCACTTCCAGTCCCTTTGCCTACAATTCCGCTAACAATGACTAGAAACCGATTGCCAAACTTAATGTATCGAGCTATTAAAGGCTGACTTGCAACAAATCCGTTCTTCGGCGTCAAAGTAACACTTTGTACAGAGCTAGATAGTTCAAAAAAAGCTTTTGCATCAGCAAGTGCTTTATCTGCTTTAGCCTGCGCGCCTTCTACTGTTTCTTTTGCATTCCAGTTTGTTTTATCAGTCGCTGTGACATGAATATCAGCATCATTAACATGTTCATCCAAAACAGTTTTTTGTGCGAATTGAGCGGGATTTAAGTTATCAAACTGCTGTTGCAAGTCATCTGCTTCACTTTGAAGCTTACTAGTTTCTGTATTGATTTTTTCATCAAGTGCCGCAATTTCACTATCTAAACGCACGCTTTCACTTGTCACTTCATCATGTAGTTCAGCAATTTCTAATTCTACAGCATGTATCATTTGTTCTAATCTCTCGAAATCACTTATATAGCTTTCTGCTACTACTTTTCCTTGCAACGGGTCTTTTTCAACATAATACGTAAAACGAGGCATACCAGATAGCTCTGTCCCATCTTCATTTTGCAAAATAAAACGGGCTGTATCATACACTCCCGGAACAGAAAATGCTTCTTTTACAAATGTGTATTCGAAGTAACCTTCATTCATTTTTTCGTTACTAAAATGTAAATCGTCAATTACATATTTGACCGTGCCCGGTAAAACTACCGCGAACGTTGGCTTATAATCTGTTAAGTCTTTCAATTTACCGTTTTCGACAATTTGAACTGCTATCATCAGAGAATCAATATCACCTTGAACTGCTTCAATGCGCTCAATATTCCAAGATTTTCTATTTAAGTCTAATGTTGCGTTTATTTTTCTTAAAGCAGTCATTTACTCACCTCGTTTACTAATTTATTTACTAAGTTTTTCAACTCTTTTACCTCTGCTTTTAATGCTTCTTTTTCTTCTTCGTTTTCTTTTGCGTATTGATATAGCCACGCAACAGAATTATATAAGTCAATTGCTTTTCCGTCGGCTGTAGTCAGCGAATCAGAAGCTTGTTCAGCTATAAATCCGATTTTCTTTTCGTTTGTTTCATCAGCAATATGCGAATAAGTGAAAACATCTGTTTCGTTTATGACTTGCTTAGCTGTTTTACCAAACGCAGTTTTCTTTACTTTACGTATATTTTTCTTATATTCTTCTGAACTAGCAGTCTCAAAATTACTAGCTCGATGCGGCACATAACGTAATTGTGGACCGCCACCGGAAATCCAAGTATGGCGATCAATAGAAGCGGTTTTACCATCAGAATTAGCACCAATACAGCACCAACCGTCGCTTTGAATTAAAGGTGTTTCAATTCCCGCAAAAGGGGACAGTCTAACAACCATATCAGCATCTATCGCACCCGTATTTTCATTCACAGCTTCAATAGCAAGCCCTAAATCTCCATTCGTGTTCATTCTCATTTGCATAGCGGGATAAGGTTTTGTCACCGATTTTGCGGTTAAATGGAAACCAACACCTCCGCCCATTTTCAGTTCTTCTTTATATTGAGGTGCTGGGAGACCTGGTAAAAAACTTGAATACAATGTGTCAAAAAAACCTGATGAGCCTGTTATGCTTACCCCTTCAATATCGATAGCCCTTAAGGTCCCTGTTCCAATCCAATCGGCAACAAATTTACCATCTATTCCCCATGCGGTTTTAGGAATGCCGGTTATCCCATTTTGATAAAACGCTATACCTTCTCTGTTCATAACCATCACTTTTTTTGCAGTATTCACATTGTCAGTGTCCATAAAATACATGGTCGAAGGTTTAAATGTTGGGAAAGTATAAATGTTACCTCCGTTTGCGCCTTGGATACTATCTCCTATTGCTTTTAATTCATTCTGCATCCAATCCTGAGTCGGAACTTCGTCGATAATTTTGCTTATATCTGATTTTAATGTGTCTGTGAAATCTGCTTTCACACTACCAAGCTCAATTTCTTCATATTTTTCAGTAATAACATTATATTTTGTTCGAACAGCTTTTGCAGTTATATTTACGTTTAAATCTGGATGATAAACTGTGACTGTGTCTCCTAACTCGACTGCTTCCAAATTTTTATATTTTTCATAACCTGTCATTTCAGAAAGTGGCTCAAAAGATACTTTGATATTCATTTCTGGTATATCTGTCTTATTATTCATAAAATATTTACCCGCTACATTTCGAAGTGTTGTTACATCTGTCACTGTGTCATCAGATGAGTAATCAACTGCCAAGATTTTTACATTCGAATATGCATTAATATGTTCACTATCTATATATTTTTCAGGCAATACAATCGTTTGCTCATTACCATTTGAATCTTGCTTATTCGCGAATGGATAAATTCGAGTAATTACATTTTCCGTATCTACATCAGTTTCTAATCCAGTTAAATTTTTCCGGTATCTAATAGATGCAACTTTATCTCTCCCACGTCGTTTTAATAGTTTTATACTAAAGTTATCACGAACTAACTCCCCTCCCCATGTATCCAAGAGAGAGCCTTCGACTCCCGCAATAATTTCAAGGGGATTTTTTCGTTGTATACTAGTACTTGATAACGTAGCGATGTCTGACGTTCCAGAAAATTTAGAAGGATAAGCAGTAGAAGAAAACAATTTATTTAATGCGGCACCTGGTGTAATATTTTCGACCGTGAAATCTTCTACAAAATTTGAAGTAGCATCATTTGTAATATGTTTAGCCTTCACTATAATGGAGCTGGTAAATTCGTCACGCACTATATTGTATGCTCGGAAAAGCTGAAAATTTTGCACTTCATTTGACTTTACTTTGAAAATAGACTCGTCACTTATTTTATCGAATAGCCTTGCTGTTACAGGATATTCAATTGTCAACTCACACGGTCCATTCAATGTTTCGTCAACTGTTGCAGTGATAATGTCTTTTAGTAGACCTAATCCATTATTTTCAAAATCTGTATTTTTTGACTCATATAAAATTGGTATCATTACACATACCTCCAATAAGGATTGACTTCGATTTTCTCTATATTTCCAATCCAATCGAAATAATTTTCTCCTACATTAAGCACCGGAAAATCAGGAGTAAACATTTTATTGTCAGCTGTGGCAATAACATCATTCACTGTCTTGTACACCATCAGATTTTCACAATCAAGCTCTATATATTCATCAATATCTTTAAAAACAAAGGTATTTCCTGAAATGTTTAAAGTAACATCTCCGGTCGCATAAATTTTCATATAAGGCTGTGATTCTATAGTTCCTTCATTGACGAGTAAGTCACCTTTATTAATTTCAATAATATTTGTATTTGCATATTGAAAAGGGTCTAAAGTGAAAATAACATTAAAAAAGCCGTATTCTAAAACGGTATTTTCTGCATCCGAAAAAGATACGTGAACAATTTTTCTATATACATGTGGATCATCAGAGAATACAAGGTTTTTCCCATTCATAAAATACCGTTTTGCTTCTCTAAAAAGTTGTTTAAATGACTTAGAATCATCTAAAAAATTAAATGAAATCTCTTCTTCTACATTTTTATATGCAAACGGGATAATAAAAGCACCATTTCTTCCTCTAATTTCTCTAATTTCAACGTCTTGTTCAGGTGTTTTTAGCAAAGGTCTTTCTGCAACACATAAATCATAATCATTACATGAGACATCATCTATAAAGATTTGATAATTCACGAAGTTCTACCTCCCCATGCTGTTGTTTTAGAATTCATACTATTAGTTATTTCGCGTTTCACTTTATTGACTAATCTATCTTCATCAGCAGCACCATATAAATTATTATTCATATTAATTTCAACTTTGACATCATTATTGTTTTCAGATATTTTCCCTTGTGCCATACTAGGTAGCGATGAAAGCATTCTATTTGATACAGCGTCAGCAAAAGGGTCCATCCTTTTCCCAACAAGAGGCACAGCGGCTTCCGGACCAGCTTCTCCAATCCCAATGACAGATGCTGAGTTAAAGAAACCTCCATTTTTATGCCAGCTTACATCCAATTTAGGAACTGTCATCTCTTTTAAACTAAATTTACCTTTCAAACTAAAATGTGGCATTGGAGGCATTTCAATTTTAGGAAATTTTATTTTTAGATTTTTAAATGTATCTTTAATATCGTCAACAATGTTTTTAACTTTATCATATGCATTTTTCACTGGTTTTATAATTTTATCCTCTACTTTTGACCACGTGTTTGCTATATTATCTCGTATTACATCAAAAGCAATCTTAAAGGCGGCTTTAAAGGCAGCTAAAATAAGTTTGGCTCTATTGTTTGCATCTCTAATAGGATTAACAATGTAATCACTAATCCACTTCCATGCTGTTTTTGTAGCATCAGTGATGCTTTTCCAAATAGCACCCATGTCTATTCCTAAAGACTTTAGAATATTATCTATCCACCTAACCAGTGCAAAGAATATACCTTTGATAGCTTCCAAAGCAGCACTAGTCATTTCTTGAATACCTTTCCAAACTCTATCCCAGTCACCTGTGAAAATCCCTGCCCAAAAGTCAATCAAACCACCAAGATAATCTAAAGCAAATTGAACAATAGCTAAAATTGCATCCCATGCAAATTTAAGTGTACTTTTTAAACCTTCCCATAAAAATGTCCACAATGGTTCTAACCAAGCAACAAAGCCTACAATAAAGTCCCAAACAGCTTGCAACGCTCCAATAATTGTCGGACCATATTCTTCCCAGAACTTTTTAAGTGCATCTCCAATAGATTGTAAACCTGGTTGAATATATTCCCAAGCTGCTTTGAAAGCCGCAACAATCCATTCCCACAATCCTATCCAGAAATTCCGAAAACCTTCGCAATTATCCCACAACCATTTGAATCCAACGACTAATATAGCAATTCCAGCAACTATCGCTGCTATAATGCCTACCACGCCTAACATCGCTGTTCCTAAAATGCCAATCATAGCAACTATCGCAGTTATGACTGGGAGCAATGCGGTAAAACCTATTAGCAACAGTCCAATTACAACTGTCACTTGTCGGACAGGGGCAGGTAGTCCATTGAACCACTCTGACACCTTTTGTAAGACAGATGAAAGCGCGTCTAGAATTGGCGCAAGTACCTCTGCAATAGAGTTCCCCAAATCAGCCATTGCCATTTTCACATTATTCAAAGCGACATCTTGTCGGTCTATAGGGTCAAGAGTTGCTTCAAATGTTTTAGACACTGTTCCTGAAGCCATTTCCGCCGTTCCTGCAAGACCGTCTAAACTTAAACGACCGTCCTCTATAGCTTTTACCATTCGTGGCGCACCCTTTGAACCAAAAACTTCCGCAGCTAGATTAATTTTTTCAGTCTCTGTTTTAGCTCCCAAAATTTTACCTTCTAATTCAGATAAACCTTGCGCAAGAGTTTTATTTTCTTTTGCGTACACAACACTAGCCTTTGTCAAACTAGATAATGTGGCACTTGAATCGACACCAGCTTTGTCCAAATTACCCATTAATTGTGCACCATCCGCAAATGATAGACCCAATGCTTCAATCTGTGGTGCACCCTTGACAGCCTTATCAAATATGTCATCGACACTTTGACCTGTCCCTTGCGCAACATAAGTCACCGAATCAAGAACCATGGATAAATCTTTATTTTCCAATCCATAAGCTTCAAGTGCCTGTTTCGCCTTCATAGTACTGTTAGTAACATCAGAACCATTTATATCAGAGAACTTCAACAGTTTCATAGAATTTTTTTCTAATTCCTTACCTGTAAATCCAAATTGAGTGTTGAGCTCACCCACAGCATCACCAATTTGTTGAAACTCAAACTTAGAATTGCCTGCAATGTTATCAAATACATTTGATAAATCTTCTCCGGCTTTTCCGGTCGCACCTGTTTTTGTAATGATTGTGTCCAGACCTTCATCTACTTCACGAAAAGCTTCAAGTGCATATTGACCAATTTCCTTGAGTTTTTCTCCTACAGCTGCGATATGCTCTGCCGCTTCCATCATAACCGCACCAGACATTTTATTATTTAATTCATCCATCCCTTGCCCGGCATTGTTAGAGTCATTCTTGAATTCAGTCAACTCATTGCCTAGTTTCGACACAGACATCTTTGCTTCATTTAATGATGTTTCCATCTTCAAAGCTTCTGTACTATTTTCACCATATTCTTGTTTAACTAATTCTAGCTGTTGTTCCATATTCTTAATTTTTTGTTCAGCTACATTTGTTTGATCAGCAAGATACTTTTCAGCTCTAGCAAGCTTTTCAGCTTCTGTAGCAGTACCTTCCATCGCAGCCGACTCTAATTTATACTCGCTTGCCAATTTTTCCGATTGAGCTTCTAAATTAGATTGTTCTGATTGCAATTTATTCAAAGAAGCAACTCTACCAGTTTCTGCTGATTTTGCCTTCTCTAAAGCATCAGTAGTAAGCTCAATTTTGTTAGCAAGTTGTTGTTCTGTTATTTGCGCGCTCTTAAGAGCTGACTCCATCCGACTTGCTTCTGTGCTGTTTTCTCCAAATTTTGTTTTTACCTTTTCTAGCTGTTGCGCTGTTTCTTTTGTTTTTTGACTAGCTACATCATATTGCTTTTGTAGACCATTTAAATCAGCTGCTAATTTATCAGTTTCTGATCCAGTGTTTTTTAACTGTTCTTGTTCAAGTTTTAATTCTTGTCTCAATTTTTTACTATCAGCGTTCATTTCTGCCATGGCTCTATTGAAGTCCTGATTAAAAACTTTAAATGTAACTTTCGCTTGATTGTTTGCCATTTATTTCCCACCTGCCTTTTCGTTCTCATAATTTGTCCAGTTTTCAATTGCAGTCTTTTTCTCTGCTATCATCTGAACGGATGTTAAGGGCAGTTGCCAGATATCATCACGATTTAGTTCAAACACATAGAGATATAAAGTGTACAAATCCTCTACACATTCAATAATGATGTCCGGCAGTTTTATTTTTTTCCTTTTGAACTACCTGTTTTCTTTTTGAATTGTTTTGCAAACTCATCTCTAGCTCGCTTCGTAACAATTGCGAAATAAATTTGCATATCAATTTCCAAATCCATTTGATAATTTTCCATAAACTCTTCAAAATTCTTTGCTTTTTTTTTGTCTGTAGCTTGTCTATACGCCGCATACATTGCTTGTGCAATTGAAATAGGGTCTAAATCTGCTTCTTTTTGCATAAAACCTTTTAAAAATTTCCCATCGACAGCACCTTCACCTTCGTTTTGCAATCGATATAAAGTTAACATTGTGACATTTGAGTCTAATTGCGCTTTAGTTCCATCTAAAAAATCTATTGTAAATTCCATTAAAATTCCTCCTATGCAAATAAAAAAGACGGGATAATTTACCCCGTCTAATCTTGAGTTGTTTCTTCTGAGTCGTCCCCTATGCCAGATTCATTTTCCAAAGGCAATTCAAGGGGAGTTTCAGGGTGTGGCAACAACCATTTCTGGTGTGAAATTTGTGTGCCATTGCTTTACAAATGCATCGCGACCAGTAGCATCAAGCTCTGATACAATTGCTTCATAATAACATTTTCTATTATCATCAATCATAGCAGTGAATTCTAATTCAATTTCAGCTACTTCATCTGCACCATTTTCTACTGTTACTTTTAATCCTGTTGCCGCCACACAATTTGAGAATGCAATTAATTTTGTTTGCGCTTCAAATTCATCTAACACATCCGCTGTTAAAATAAATGGTTTACTTAAACTGTCAGCACCATACGAGTAAACTCCTACCTTCAAACCTTCATTTGATAAACCAAAAATATCTCGTAACACGTCTACTTTTACATGACCTGTCAACGTCAGTGTCATTTTTTGGGGCGTTGTTTTTTTCTTCGTTTCAACACCTTCACATTTTTTTACTAATTCGAGTAACTCTGTTTCACCTTCAATAGAACCTAGACACCCAAATGCAATACTTGCAGTATCACCAGTGAATTTCGTACCTACATTTGTTACTCTTGTTGCATCAAAATCTTCAACAATTGTTGCCATTTTATTTACCTCCTAAGGTATCATTTATTTCTTTAAATACTGCTTGTTCTAACATCTCTACTATTTCTTGAGATGATTCTTCTACACCTAATTGCATAAAGTCTTGTTTTGTTTTATTGTGTTTTCCAATCCCTTGATCTGGAAAAATTAAATAGTTGAATTTAGGTTTTGTTAATAATTCAAACCCCAAATTTCCCATTTTCACATTAAAAGGTCCAGACGATTGCGCATGATTTTTATTAAGCAATTGACCTTTCCAATTTTTAGAAAGATTTATTCTTTTTTCTATGTTTAACTTCACAAGTGGAACTGCTTTTGTCTCAAGTGTTTTATTAATAATAGCTTCAGATTTGTTTGGAATTTGACTAATCAAATTTGACAATCTTTCAACATCCGAAAACTCTAAAGACCATTTAGCACACATATTTAAATGACCTTGTAAAGATTAATTCCAGTGCGTCTACATAGCCATCTTGTTGCCCCTTTTGAACTTGACCTTTAGTAGAGTTCAAAAAATAATAAGGACCAGCTCCACCGGTTCCTTCTAAACTAGTAATTATGTCAATTTGCAATCCATCCAAATCACTAGTATTCTCTGTTGCTACTTGAACTGTTACTTCTTGTATCAATGTGAATTGTGAGGTGTCACTTTTTGAAAATCCACCAGTGGAAAAAATGATATAATCGTAAACACCATTCATTTCCTCATTTAATTCTGTTTCGCTAACGTTATCTTGATAAACATTTAAACCTGTGTTTTCACTAAGTTTCGTGATTAAATACTCGTTTAATTTTGTAATTCTCTCTTTTGTCGCCTCATTCATTTTCATCACCTGACCTAGTTAAATACCAAAATAAACGCACATTTCTGTCTTTATCTATATAACTTACTTCATATTGAACACCTTCAATTTGGATTTTTTGATAAGATGTTGCCTCTTTTCGATAATGAGTTTTAATTTTTAAATTTAAATCTTTTCCCATTGCATTGATTCTCATAACATCTTGATCACGCATAGATACCTCTTCATAAAACAACTTGCCCTTACTGACAAAATTTGTTCCTATTCGTTTCCTGTTAGAGTCGCGAAGTGTCTCCGATATTCCATAAAACAAGACACCATCGTTAAAAGTGTCATGATTAACCTTCTGCATTAATATTCACCGCCACATCAAATTGCAAGCTTTGAATTTCACAAATAAAGTTTTGTTGAAAGTATTCATAAGAATTATTATTTACATATCTCACACCATCGAAAAGCAATTGTTTCGCAGCATCTTCTTTTTCAAAAGTAAAAGACACGCCAGTCAGTTGACTAATGCGTGCCGATACTCTTTCAATGATTTTTCTTATACGTTTGTCTTCTGTTTCATCAGACCAAGTAATATGCAAGTAGTCTTTTACTTCTTGTAATAATTCATCAGACACCTGCATTTAAATCATCCTCCTCTAACTTTAATATTAAGTCAGATTTTAAATCCGAAGTGTTATATGTGATTCCTCGCTTATCTAGTTCTTCTTTTAACTCTACAACTTTCATAGTAGAATAGTTATTCCCCGCTTTATTCAGCAGGGGTTTCGGAGGGTGTCGCGTTATTCACTACATTCACATCAATAGCAGGCGAACCTTCTAGACCTGTAATATCGAATACTAAGAAAGAAGAATTGTCTTTAGGTCGACCATTCGCATATTGCTTAGCATAGTAGAGTGTTTCATCGTCTAATAAACGATATTCAGTTGATGTGCGAATAACTTGCTCTGAACCAATTCCCATAAAGTAATCCTTAGCACGACCGGCTACTGCTTTACCGACAGGCACTGCAACCGATTGAACAATCTCAAGTGGAACTGGTAAGATACCTGTCACCCAAACTCCTTGGGGCGTCATGTAACTAGTTGCCGCATAGATTTTGCTCCAGTAATCAGCTGGATTTATAACAAGAATCGCATCACTGACAGATTTCTTTCCGTTGTCTGTCAGAGGTAACATTACTTTTGTTGCTAGTGTAGCTGGTGTCAAATCGGTCAGGGGTGTTGCGGTTTTAACTGGGTGTTCCCCAGCCGTAACATTATTCAAATCGCGCATCATTCCGATTGGTTGGTCTTTCCCGGAACCATTAACAATACCAGCCTCAAGACCAAGCGCCATTGCTTCACCTAAAATAGTACGAACATATTGATCTAACCACGACGGTCCTAAATCGAGCATTGCATTACAAACCGGAATATAAGCAGATAATTTATACATTCCAGTTTGAATTTTATCAAAACCATTGTCTAAAACTTCTTTAATCTCGGCACATAAAGGACCCCACCAAGCAGTTGCGACATCACCAACACTAATAATCCATTCCGTTGTTGCAGTAGTATTAACAAAATTAATTTTACTTAATAGAGGATGTTCCACCGTTAAATCTTCAAACACACGCTCAAAAACGGTAGGTGGAAGTAATGCAGTAACTCCAGCAAAACCGTTTCCTGCAATGACTTCATTATAGTATTTGCTTTCATCACTTGTTAAAGCGTTGGCACCACGGCTAGCGAGTACATTATTATCATTCATTTCTCTATTTACTTCTTTACGAGCTTGAGCGATAATATTGTTTTGAATTTGTTCAGCCATGTTTGTAAACGCTGTTACTTGCTCCGCTTCTGTCGCGCCTTCTTTAATTGCGTTTAAAAATGCTGTGCTGATGTTCAATGTTTCTGAATCTTTTTTATCAAGGTTATTCATTTGTCATTTCCTCCTAATAAAAAAGCATCGCTTCTATTTGCGATACTTTTAAAAATATTATTTTTTGTTTGAATTGCTTTGTTTTCAGTTGATGCAACTACTTTATATTTATCAACTATACTTGCTACTGTTACTGCTTCATTTGAATTCTCAGTAACTTGTTCCTCTTCATTTAATTCAATTTCACCAATAGAATCGCAAAAACCAAGTGTCACACATTCTTCAGCTGTTAACCATTCCTCGTTAGTAAGTAATGTTACTAACTCTTCACGCTCCCCAACAAAGCGTTCTGTATAACTTTCCGTCACTGCATGGTCAATCTTGTCCATGTCATTCGCAACTTTTCTAAATTCATCTGCATTACCAGCTGCTATTGTCCAGGCTTTATGAATCATCATCATTGCATTGCTTGGCATAATAATTTCATCACCTGCCATTGCAATTACAGATGCACCACTTCCAGCAAGAGCATCAATATAAATACTGATTTTAGCTGGGTGTGCTTTTAATAGATTATGAATAGCAATGGATTCAAAAACATCTCCACCACCGCTATTGACATGTACATTTATTTGAGAGACGCTAGATGTTTTTAAAAAATTCTGTACTTCACTAGACGTAATATCATCAAACCAGCCACTACCTATTGATCCGTATAAATACAAGTCCGCGATTTCTGGGTTTTCAGAGCTGTTTTTAAACTCTAATCGACTTTCTATTTTAGGAATCTCCTTTATTTTCATTTATGTCACCCCCTTTCAAATCTTCTTCATTCTCACCTAAAGGTGCATAATTTTTTGTAACAAAACGCTCTTGAGTTTCTGGACTCATCACAGGTTCACGTCCAATCATTCTTAAATTATCATCTATTGTATTTACACCGATATGGAACAGCACATCCATTGAACTCGCAATTTCTTGAATATCTTGAACCTTAATTCTTGTAGTATCTAATTTCATATAGGTTCTTTCTAAAACCGAATCCCTACCATAAAACTTTCTGTTTCCTTCATCGGTAAACATCTCAGCGATAGGATTTATACTAAACATTAAGAATGAATTAACCTGTTCACTTAAGCCCACTGTGTCTCCTTTTGCTAAACCAAGTGGAATGTTAAAACTATTTGCAACCATTTCAAAAACATCATCAATCATTTTTTTTATATCTCTTGATTCTGCTATTTTAGAATCTCCCGCAAGTTCGTCTATTTCCATTCCATCTTCGACAGGTAAAGCAGAGTCACCTTCTGCTAAAAACTTCTTCATTCTCTCAGATAGCATAAGTCTCAATTTTTCTTCTGCCTCTGGAGTTTGTCCAAACATCGCTTTTAGTTTTACTATTATTTTTCTAGAGTTTAATTTTTTATATTTATTAACCGCAGCAGTTAATAAATCCCCATAAAGCAAATAAAACCCATCGATGATGGATTTAATACTTTCATTATTCAAAGTAAGATGTAAAACTTCTGATTCTTTAAATTCTTTTTTTAATGTGAGGTCTTTTAAAGTAACTTCTGTATATGTGTTTTCATACAGTGATTTATCATTTTTAGTAAAACTATCAGCTACATAAATATATTCATCTTGCATAAATATCAAAGCTTCATTATCATATACAAGTTTGTATATTGCTTTCTTCCAAAACTCAGTTGCATTCTGATTTTGATTTGCTTCAACATTAAACATATACCAATTTTTTTTACGGACTTCTTCACCTTTTTCATAGGTGAGTACCTCTGCACAAGATAGAGTGTTGGCAATTTTATTAGCACAAGAATCAATTGCCCATTTCTTTATAGACAATTCTTTTAGTTTCTCAGAAGGAATAGAACACCATACCGTGTCCGTTAAATTCAATGTTCTTTGTTCTTCATTAAAAAATCCACTCACCCAACTTTTGAATCCCAATATTTATCACCTCCTAGTACGTAGTCACATCATACAGTTTTATTTCTCGTGTCTCTGGCAATTCTTCATCAAGCATTAGTGTATGCAGCAAAGCAAAAAAACCATCCGTTTTACGTGTCTTCGGTTCAATTTTTATATATGTTTTTTCACCACGCGCATCAAACTTAATAGCTACATTGTTACAGTACCAGCGCATCAGCATATCATCGCCAAAAATTATTTTATGCGAGGCAAATAGTTTATCTACCATGCTTGATAATCTGTTATGCGAATATGGACCAGAACGGACTTGAATCAGAGGCGCACCCGCACTCGTAAATGCTTCTTTCAAGGATTTATATCTGAAGCTATCTGTTGCAATATTTATTATGCGGTGTTCCTTCGCTTGTTCTAAAAACCATTGAAGTGGATAATCTTCATCAATATAATTATCATGTATGATAGTTGCCAGTCCTTTTTCCACTGCTTCATGAATCGGAAATTTAAATTTCGTGATTTTCAATGACTCAGCGCAAATGAATGTATGATGTTTAAAGATATACTTACCTTCTTTTTTAAATAACAACCCTACCGCACAAAAGTCTCTAACATCCGCAAAATCGATACCTCCAATCGCTGGAGCCATTTTTAACGATGGCATAGGTTGATTTGTTGCTTTAATATCATCCCATTTTACTGCTACAGTGGTTGGATCTTGAGTTGGACAGTTCATTCTTTTAGTCATAAACTCAACCATAATTTCAGAAGATGATTGCGCATCATCCCAATGTTGGTCAATTTCTATTCGCAATGGTTTGTAGTATAAAATCATAGGATTTGCTTTTGCCCATTTTGTTTTATTTTGAACTTCGTCCGGACTATCCAACTTGCAAATGAAAGGGAACATTTTTGAGTTTGGCTTTTCTCCATTTAACACTTGTTGTGCTAATACTTTTCTGTCATCTAAAACACTTCCACGAACATAACCATCGGTCGTTAAATGGAATCTACGTGACCGTTCTTTTTTACCTAATCCAGAAGTGTGTACTGCATAATTTGAATAATCTTCATATGCGTGTTCTTCATCAAAGGCAACTGCACCAGGTCTTGAACCATCTTTTGTTCTTGCATTTGATGTTTTATATTTGATCGTTGATCCATTTTTTCGATGTTGTATTGCAACTAAATTCCAGCGATAGACGTTTTTCATCGTGTCTTTATTTTCTTCTAACATATTATAAATATCTTCAAAACTTGTTTTCGCTTGGTCTTCCGATGTCGCAACAATATCGATATTGTAATGGTCCACTCCATGATTTTTAGTTGTACATTCAAAAATCATGCAACTTAATAAACCATTTTTACCGAAACCCCTACCAGCATAAATAAAATAATCATTAAACATTAATTGCTTATCGCCATCTTCATCTATTTCAAATACAGCAAATACAAATGCATATATGAATTTTTGGAACGGAAAAAGTTTATAAAAATACCGCTCTGCCGTAGCAATAGCGGTGTCTAAAGTATCATGATCAATGATTACATTTTTTTGTTCTAACCTACCTCTAACATATTTCATCAATAATTTTTGTTCTTTACAATTTTCCACTTCATCATTTTCAACCATTCGCATCCACTCTGATATTGCCGGATGCCATTTATATACATTAGAGAGCTGGGTCATGTAGTTCACTTCCTGTATTTTTAACTTCAGAAGGTGGTTTTAAAGATAGGAATTGTAAAATATCCATCGCTTGCTTAGTGTATTTTTGTAGTAATAATGCACTATCATTTTTACGAGTGCCTTTCTGACCGCCACCGTTGTCATATTCAACATAAAAACCACGCTCATTAATATCTCTTAATAGATTCTGTTCCATATCCCAATAATACAGATAAGCATTTACTCTATCTTCATAAATAGGACTAGTTAGATTTTTATCTTTTAATTGCTGTTTTAAATCTTTTTCAATTTTATTTCTTGCAGTTATTAACTCTTTTCCTTCTTTCAATTGCATGAACGACACAATACCACCCCCTCATGTGAAAATTTAACGTTGCATTTTTTGGCGCTACTCTCCCCCG